AGATAACTTGGTTGGTCTGATCCATAAAATACTCGGTGCTGATATATTCAACCTCAAGCATTGCGTCAATTCCATATTGACATAGACCGGCAAGCACAGCAGATTCAGCCGCCGCATCTTCTAGCTTATTTTCATTTTGTTTAATTCGTACCATAATAACCCCATATTGGCCATAGCATAAGAAAACCACATGAGTGCATGTGGGTAATCTTTTTGCCTTATACATGATCCGCATACAATTACATACATTGCAGCGGAAACAGCGATAGCTGTTATGCCTAAATTCATTTACATTCCTCTAAAGATATAGAACCCCATACAAATGGTAGCGCTTAAAAATACACCAAGTAGAAAATCTTTCCATTCTAAAGTTAATGTCTTTTTCATCATCCAAAAAATCCTTTGATCTTAGTTAGAATATCACCACCTCCAAAACCACCTTTGAAGATAACTAGGTATGCTACTATAGCACCAACTATAATAAAAAACAACCACTTTCTCTTAGATGCGACCGCATAAATCTTCTCTTTTACTGCATTGATCTTCTCTAATCGGTAGTTTCGCTTCTGTTCAACTTTTTCTTTTCGATCCTCTTTGCGATCTTCTTTCGCTTCTCGACGAGTCTCTCCTCTAGTCCTAACACTTTCTTCTGTTGCAGGCTCTTGAGGTGCATCTTCAGCAACTTTTTCTTGGTCTCTTGCCGCTCTTCTTTCGGCAATAATTTCTTGTAATCTGTTAAAAGGCATCATTATCTCCCAGTGCTACCAAAGCCACTATCGCCTCGGTCAGCCTCATCTAAATTTTTAACTTCTATAAAATCTACATCCTCTACCTTTTGTATGAGTATCTGGGCAATCCTATCACCCGGTTCTATCATGAAAGTAGATTCTGAAGTGTTAAGTAAACAAACTTTAACTTCTCCCCTGTAGCCGGAGTCAACTACTCCAGCTAAAACAGCGATACCGTTCCTTACCGAAAGACCTGATCTTGGCCAAATAAGACCAACACACCCTTCGGGTATCTCAATAGCAATTTCTGTTGACACTAACTTCCTGCAGCTTCGCATAATCGCATCCATCTTAGACGCATATAAATCCCAGCCAGCATCTGTCGTGTTCGACCGCGTTGGAAGTCGTGCAGTTTCTGATAATAGTTTTACTTTAATCACTATCTTCTCCTCCCAGATAGACAAGAATCGCAAACAAACCATTCTCTTCTGTGTGACTCGTGCACATTAAAACTCTCATTACACTCTTGACACTTCTGCGAGACTAACCTACTGGCATTTCTTCTCTCGGTCGGAGTGAAATTAGGCGTTTCTATGTCCATATGTTCAGTTCTGTTATCAATAAATTTATTTTCTCTTCTAGAAATGTCATTAACAGCGACTCTAGAACTTGCTCTGGACTCTCTCTTGACAGTAAATTCGTCTGCCTTAACTCTCTGAGGTGGTGTCTTTTCCTTTTTCACGACCTGTTTTTCTTCAGGTTGAGCAGGCGCTTGGGTTTCAACATCCACCTCTAATAGAGAGTTTGCCATGTTTATTAAATCTTCGTCATTAAGAGCAATACCTTTTTTAAGTAACTCTTTTGCTGTATCAATTATCGACATTAGTAACCTCTTCTCTTGCCTAAGTCTTGTAACAATGTTGCCATCCTTTTAACGTTATCGACTTTCCCAGTCAATCTGTTCAGTCTGGCTTGTGACATAATTTTTAATCTATTTAGTTCTGTCGCCATTGGATTTTCTTTAACGGCAGAATAATATCTTTCCTGCCACTTTGAGTATTGGCCACCATAGTTGTGTAGTTTATCTCCAATCATAAACCAAATACTATCGTCACAAAATTCAACAACAGTCTTCTCTTTATTATAGACACCTTGCAAGTATTCTGCATGAGCAAAAAGGATAAATGAGTAGGATAAACACTTCTCCTGACCTAAAGATCTCACTTGTTCTGAAGTCAGTGCCATTATAGACTCCACCTCTTCATTCTGTTTAGATAGATCTGCATTTCTGTCTTCAATCCAGTCATCTACTTTTGAAAGGAATTCTGTTACTTTTTGTTCATTAGTCAAATTTAACTCTCCATTCATCCTCAGACTCATTATAATTTAATTCAATGAGCGTCATATCGTTTAAGTCGCACCAAGCTTTTTTATCTTTATCTCTAGCCTGAGCCTTGAAAAACGCCATCTTGTCTTTATGAAAAAATGAATTGAATTTAAAGTGCTGTTCTCCATGCACTTCTACAATTAGACTTCTATTTGGGACATAAAGGTCTGCGTACAATAGAGACCTCCTAGAACCCGTCTTGGTTCCGGGAAGTGTAACCTCTTCTAATATTCTATCATATGGAAATATGTCTTTCAACAGTAATCTAGCTTTTTTATGTAAAGAAGACCTGTTTTTTTCACTTACTGAAGCTTGGCTTCTAGAGGGATTCCATTTCCAAATTTTACCATCAAGACCAGACACATCCATTAAAGCATTCCCTTGATTTCTTTTTCTAGTATATTGAACACTTCTTCATTAGCCAGTAGAAAATTATACAGTCTCTCTTGGCCTTGAAATTTAACCGCTTTCAAAACCGCCTCAGTATCTTCTATGTTTGTTTCTGGCTTTATCTTCTTTACGACATCTGTAAAGGCGACCATAAATTCGCATGTGAACCAAGCTCCAGCCTTACCGATAAGACCTAAATCCAAACCAAGCATAATAAGCTCTTGAATTTTATCTACACCGTGACCATATTTAATCCAACTTTGACATTCTGTTCCGGGCGATCCCATAGACGAACAAACAACTTTCCAGTTCACGGCTTGGCCAACCTGACGATCACTTTGAACCCAAGGGGTAATGGATTTTACTTCCATCCTTGTGTCGGCTTGGTATTGAATTTTTCTACCGCAGTCTGGCATCCTTGATGCTCCGTAGCCCGAAGTATTAGCAATGAAGTGTGTGATGATAATCAGAGTTGCTTTTTGGTTTGGTACAATCTGACCCATTTTTTTGCAGAAAACAGATAAGACTTTTGGTAGTCCTGCCCGTCCGGGAGTCATATCCCCATCTAATTCTTTTGCTGGCATGAGAGCAGATGTCGAGTCGATGATACAAACACAACCCTCATTTTCTTTTGCACTAACCAATTTAACAGCAATATCTAAAAAGGTTTCTGCGCTCAAAGGTTCATCTTCAGAATGAATGATTTGCATTTTCTCTTTGTCTAAACCATCCACACCAAGTAAATTCATTTCTTTCAATCTACCTTCGGCATCAAGATAGATGATTGGACGGCCTTCTTTCTGACAGTTAGCGGCGATTTGCAATGCTGTTGTTGTTTTGCCGCATTTGGGGTCTCCAGTTAGTATTACCCAAGAACCTTCTTTAATCCCTCCACCTAATGCCAAGTCAACAGCGGGACTGACAGTGACAACCTTATAATCTTTTCTGCGCTCTAAGACTTGGTTGCCAGTCGAAATTACATTACCGTATTTCTTTATGATCTCTTTTACAAACGCTGGATCAGTCTTTTTTGTCTTTGCCATTTGAGTTCCTCAATTTAGAAAAAAGAGATTTGTTGCCAAAGCTCTTCATAGGTTTTACATTTATGTTATCTTCTTCTACTTCAATAATATCACGCTGCTTGGGTTTTGGCCTTGAGTCTAAAAGCTTTTTATGGTTTTTAACTTCATCTTTTACCCACTTAGGAAGTGCAGAGTATACTCGCTTATTTTTATTTATGATGTAGTCATAGACAGCATCCTCGCCAAATTCAGAAATCATTTTATAGACCTCTTGAACTTGACGTTGATACTGTTTCTTGCGAGTTTTATTCCAGAACTTATAAGACAAAGAGCCTTCATTTTCTCTCTCTGCCTTACGTTGAACCAATATTTCAGCGATGTATTGGCCTATGGTGCAATAATCACCCGTTGAGGGTGACTTGAACCTGCTCGTTTTGCTTCTTTGTTTCGTCATTTTTCCAAATCATCCAAGAAAGATTTTCCTGAGTCATCATTCTTTTCTGAGTAAATTCCATAAATTCGTACTCTGGCCAACTATATTTCTTTACTTCTACCTCAAGATTATCATTTAATAAACCAAATGTCATGTGCTGGTAAGACGGGCCGTCTCCAGTCACCATATCAATATCTTT